CCCTCAAGCCACATCTACCAGTTGACCGATGAGGCAACGGAGGGCTTCAAGGGCTGTGAAATCGTCAGGCTCCCCAGAGGCGAGGACTTTCAGGAGTTTTTCTTCAATCACCTTGTAGCTGCGAGCCAGAGTCTCCCCCGGTTTATTGTGGTGGACTATGACTGCGTTTTCCTCAAGAACATTGCCGATCTCTACGATGGAGCGTGGAAGGTGGGGTTGACCCGGCGTGACCATGCCGACCGGACAATAACCGCCGGCATCGCCGAAAGCCTGCCCTACAACAACGGGGTAATCATGAGCAATGGTTCCCATACCTTCTTTCAGGAGGCCCAGGAACAGTACCTAGCCATTCCAGACCGGGATGGATGGATGGACGCCCAAGAGGCTGTCAAACGGGCTGCCATGCGAACGTCAGTGAAGATTCAGGAGTTTCCCTGCTCGGTTTACAACTACACCCCTGTTGAACCGGACGAGGATTTGAAAGGCCGGGCAATCCTTCACTACAAAGGCATGCGCAAGCACTGGGCGCTCGAACCCGAGCACATGCACAAGGCGATGTTAGAGGGCGACAGGATAGCGGGGATGGTTACGAAATGGATGGAGAGACAATGAAAGACTTTGAAATTAATAGATGTTGCGCAGAGGCGATGAAATTGGACCCAGCGGTTCACGCCGGGATCTCAGATAACGCATGGGTAAGCGTTGAGATTCAGATTAATGGCGTTTGGATGCCATATGATCCTCTACACGACGACGCACAGGCGATGGCGCTGGTGAAGAAGTTTTGGCTGACGATTTATGGTGATCCAGCAGAGTGGTACGTGGAAAGTTTTGATGATTCAGTATCTGCTAGTGGCTCCGACCTCAACCGTGCCATCTGCAAGTGCGTGGCGAAGATGCACAAGGCCCAAGCTTGATAGTCCGCCGCTTCGTCCTAGAACGCGATCCGCCGATAGACATTCCCGCTGCTGTCAGGGTAATCGTTGACGCCTTCGGTATGTCAGGAGGTGCGTGGGTACTCAACGTCCCACGGGAAACCTTGCGCGGATGGTTGAACGGGCACAAACCGAACTTTGAAGATGGTAGAGCAGTAGTGAAACTTTCTGAGCACTGCCGAAATATAGCCACACAGACAGAACACGCAGCATAGTATTACGAACCAAGCGGGCTCGTCGTAGCTTCGTTTGGCGTATCCAGCCCGCCGAGAGCGGGCTTTTTGTTTAATGGGTTGTATTCGTTACGAATGGCTGACATCGGCGGACAACCTGGAAACCAGAACGCAGCGAAGGGCAGGCGATGGCAGGCCGCTATTGATCGTGCTCTTGAGCGGCGCAGCAAAGCTGATGGCATTGCGGAACTTGATCGGTTGGCGGACAAGTTTCTCGACGAGGTTGAGGCGCAGGGCATCACCGGATTCAAGGAGTTTGGAGATCGCATGGACGGTAAGCCCGCTCAAGCCCTTGAACACTCCGGCCCCGATGGCCAGCCTCTCCCGAACTCAATCAACGTGAAGATCGTCAAGCCCGATGGCTGATGGTGGAACGCTTGAACTCGAACTCCCCGAAAAGCTCCAGGCGCTTTATGAGCCCCATCGCTACAAGGTTGTCTACGGTGGTCGGGGTAAGGGCGGTTCGTGGAACATCGCCCGAGCCCTGCTGATTCAGCGATACGCGACAGTCAAACGTATTCTCTGCACGCGGGAGATTCAACGCACGATTGGCGACAGCGTTCATCAATTGCTGTGCGATCAGATCAAGCTCCTGAAGCTTGACGCTTTCTACAAGATCACCGATTCGGATATTGAAGGGCTGAACGGAACCAAGTTCCTGTTCGCCGGCCTGCGTCAGCTTGACGTAACCAAGCTGAAATCCTTCGAGGGCTGCGATATAGCCTGGGTCGAGGAAGCGGAGTCGATCAGCAAGAAGTCGTGGGAAGTCCTGATCCCGACCATCCGCAGGGATCACTCTGAAATCTGGATCAACTTCAATCCGCAACTGGACAGCGATGAGACGTACGTCCGGTTTATCGAGCATACGCCTCCTGACACAGCCTTGATGGCCGCTAGTTGGAGAGATAACCAGTTCTTTCCCCAAAGGCTCAAGGAAGAACGGCAGACGTTATACGACCGTTGCAAAGCCTCTGGAAGCATGGAGGACTACGAGAACATCTACGAGGGCAAATGTAGAACCTCGGTTGACGGGGCTATTTACGCTTCAGAGATCAGGGAGGCCATCGAGCATAAGCGGATACGTCCGGTTCCCTATGACCCGATGTTGAAGGTTCACACGGTGTGGGACTTGGGCTTCAACGACAAGATGGTAATCCTGTTCGTTCAGAGATTGCTCAATCAGGTGATGGTGATCGACTTCATCGAGGATCATCTGAAGAAATACGACTGGTACGTAACCGAGATCAAGAACAAGAAATACAACCTCGGCAGAGCCTACCTTCCCCACGACGCGGGACATGAGTCTCCGTTACTCGCTCCAACCCCTGTTAAGACTTTGCAAGCTCTTGGCTTGGACGTAGCCGAACCCTTGATCCGTGAGGACATCGAGATCGGCATCAAGCGTGTGCGCCAGATGTTCGGGCGAATCTACTTCGATGATGTGAAGGCCAAGCCTTTAATCGACCATCTGAAGCGTTACCGGAGATCGATTCCGGTGACGACGAACGAACCTCAAAGTCCTTTGCACGACGACCACTCCCATTCGGCTGATGCTCTCAGATACCTCTGCATGTGCGTTGACCAGATGCGGAACGAGGACCGCGACAAGCCTCTCAAGTACGACGACCGGGGGATTGTGTGACGGTAGAGCAAGTATTTGCCTATCAATTGGCTACGCGAGAAACCTACCAGGAGGGGCATAGATACGTATGTCCGCTGGGCGTTGACAGGGCTGTAATGGGCCTGACTAAAGAACAGTGCGTTCGCAGTGCCGTGGTGGAAATAACTGGAAAACCCTGGAATGGATAATTCCATCCTCAACGCGATTGAGAACTACGAATCCAAAGCCACTCAAGGCGGTGAGCTTCAGGATTCCCGCGCTAAAGCTATGGATTACTACCTCGGCAGACCGTTTCAGAACGAGCGAGACGGTCGGTCTCAAGTCGTATCTCGTGACGTGTCGGATTCAATCGAGTGGATCAAGCCCGGACTGCTGAGAATCTTCACATCGGGTGACGATGTTGTGTCCTTCGCTCCCAAAGGCCCGGAGGACATTGAGCAAGCCCAGCAGGAGACGGATTACGTCAATCACGTCATCACGGAAAAGAACAACTGGTTCAACACCGCCTACGTGTGGTTTACAGACGCTCTCTTGCAGAAGAACGGATATGTAAAAACGTTCTGGGACGAACGGGAAGCAGTCGATAAGGAGCATTACAAGGGGTTGACTGATGATCAGTTGAAGATGATCTCGTTAGACCCTGAAGTCGATGTGATCGAGGACGAAGCGTTTCAGGTTATGTACAAGCAGCAGGTTCCGGGCCCGATGGGTCCGATGTTCATCGAAGTCCCGGTAACGCTTCACAACGTCACGGTGCAGAAGAAGAAGATGTACGGCTGTGCGAAGTATCTGCCGATTGCTCCTGAACGGACTTTAGTCTCCGTTCTACATCAGGAAGTTGATCTGGAGCACGCGGACTTTGTAGAGCACTGGGAATACAAGACGCTTTCGGACTTGAGAAGTGAAGGTTTTGAGATACCAGATGACATTGGAGACAACGAAGGCTCATCCCTGTCGGATTTGGAAGAACAGGCCAGAAACAGGTTCAACGAGGACATCCAGGACGATGGAGAGACTAACGACCCGTCGATGAAAAGGGTTAAAGCCAGAGAATGCTGGTTACGGTTCGACGAGGACGGGGACGGAATGGCCGAGCTTCGTCATTGCATGGTTGTAGGTCACACCGTGCTGTTGAACGAAGAAGCTGATTTCATTCCCATAGCCTGTGTTACCCCCCGGATGATGCCGCACCGTCATATTGGTATCTCGACGGCGGATGATTCGATGGACATTCAGTTGATCAAGTCCACCCTTCAGAGGGGATTCCTGGACAACCTCTACTTTGCCATCAACGGAGAAAAAGCAGTCGATAAGAACAAGGTGAATCTCGACGACATGATGACTTCCCGACCCCAGGGGATTAAACGAGTCGATGGAAACCCTCATGACGCAATCATGCAACTGACGAACTCGGGAGACTTTGGAGCTGTTCTACAAGGGATTCAGTACTTCGACATGGTTCGGCAGGAACGAACTGGGTCTAGTAAAAACGCGCAGCAGATCAGCCCAGATTCTCTGGCAAAGCTCCCCTCAGGAGTAGCGATTGCTCAGCTCCAGACTGCTCAACAGGCCATTGTCGAGTTGATAGCTCGGGTGTTTGCAGAGACGGGAGTTAAGAGCCTATTCCGGATGGTTCATGCACTGACGTTGAAGCACTCAACCCAGCAGGACGTTGTAAGACTCAGAAATAAGTGGGTGACGGTCAATCCAAGGGAGTGGAAAACCCGCACCGACATGACGATCTCCGTTGGATTGG